ACGCTGCAGATACTTTCGCAGCATTCTGTGGCGCTGTTGTAAGGTGGTGACGATATGCTGAGAAGAACCGGCAGACTCGCCACCATGTTGAACCGCAGAGTTACGTTTTATCATAACGTTCGGTCAGATGTGCGCGACGCCCTTGGGCAGTTTCCCACGGTTGACGCGGTATATGCCACGGTATGGGCCGCGGTGCTGCCACAGACCGGGAGCCTGCTGTCCGGAAGGACTGCCGAAACGACACTGAGCAGAACCACCCACAAGGTGATTACACGGTATCGCGACGACATTACGCCGGATATGTGGATAGTGGTTGACGGTGTGAGATATAACATCTTGTACATCATGGATCCGAATCTGGATCACGAACGTCTGGAGATATTCTGTGAGGTGGTTGTATGACTGTAATGAGTTTCGACTTCTCGCAGATCACAGGATATAACCGGCAGATACTGGAAGGGCTGAAAAACAGCCCCAGAGAGTTCGACCGATTCCTGAGTTCGGCTGCCGGCCAAATGCGGACGTTCGCCAAAAAGACGACCCGGAGCGCCACCAAGAAGAAAACGGGCAATCTGCTCGCAGGAATTGGTAAGGGCAAGCCTTATGAATACCAGCCCGGCGACCATCAGGTGCGCGTATATAACAAAGCGCCTCATGCGTGGCTGGTAGAACATGGTCACCGTATCGTCATTGGCAAGACCGACACCGGCAAGAAAGCGGAAGGCCGACATCCGATGGGGCAGGCGGCCACAGATTTCCCTGACTGGTTTAATGATAAAGCCGAAAAGTTTGTTGACCGCTGGATAACCAAGCAATTCTTAGGCAAAGGGAGGTACTGAAAATGTATAGCGTTATCGACATTATCAAGGCGCTCTCTTTACTGATAGAGGCGAGGTTCCCGGCATATCCGGTCAATGACAGAGACCTGACCGAGGGATTCGACCGCCCCAGCTACTTCATTGACGTAGACAGGGTGGAAACGACCGACCTGACAGCCTACCTGATGCAGGAAGAAAGCGACATCGTGCTGTACTTCTTCGAGGAGGACAACTACAGGGGCTTTTTGAAACTGTTGCAGATGAAAAACCAGCTGGTAACAGTATTGAAAGACCCGCTGAAGCTGACCGATGAGAACGGGGACGTTGTTATGCACGTAACGCTGGATTCCCTGACCACGACGGTAAGCAAGGCTGACAAGGCTCTGATCTGCTCATTTTCCACCGTGCTGGTGCAGGAGAACACTGATCCTGATCACGATAGTGATAAACCGTTAATTGATACTCTGTATACGGACTGGGATCGCTCCTATGCGGGCGAACAGTTCCTGGATGCGGAAAAATTTGTGGAGGAATCCACAGAAGGACTAACATTAGAGGAGGAATAATATGGGACAGCCTTCCATTGATATTACTTTTATTCAGAAGGCAGTAACCGCGATTACGCGCAGCGAACGTGGCGTTGCATGCGTAGTTGTATATGATGATACCCAGCCAACCGCTGGCTATTATACTTACAAATATGCAACTGACGTACCGTCTGATCGTTATACCGCGGAAAACCGTGCTGCCATTGCACGTTGCTGGCTTTGCGCTGTCAACAAAGTCATTGTTGTCAATGTTCCGGCTGAAGCGGAATTTAGCGCAGTAACTGCTATTTTAGAAACCATTAAATATAACTACGTGTGTGTAGTAAATGATTCCGTTCAGCAGGAACTGGTTAACTACCTGGTATCCAAGAATGCCAATAGCCATGGCAAAAAATACATTGGCGTGGTGACTGGCGTAACAACGGCAGATTCCAAGTACATCATTAACGTGAAGAACGCTTCCGTACATGATGTGGATACTGATGCTGATGTGCCTATGGTACAGTATCTGCCCCGGTTGACCAGCGTTTTGGCTAATTTGCCGATGAACCGTTCGATCACTTACTATGAACTGGAAGACATTGACAATGTTGACCTGAGCTTCATCAATGTGGAAACCACCATTGATAGCGTAGTAGATGCCGGTAACCTGGTGCTGTGGATGGATGAAGATAAGGTGAAGGTAGGCCGCGGTGTGAATACCCTGACCACCGTTACCGCAACCGACACTGCTGACATGAAAAAAATCATCATTGTAGAAGCCATGAATCTCATCCTGGAAGATATCTACACCACTTTCAAGGATTATTACATTGGCAAATACAAGAACAGCTATGATAACCAGTGCCTGTTTATTTCTGCGGTCAACACCTACTTCCGCGCTCTGGCCCGTGAAGAAATTCTCGACCCAGAATATGACAATCACTCCTACGTTGATGTAGAAGCACAGCGCGAAGCTTGGCTGGCCATTGGCAAGACGGCTGCAGCTGATTGGACGGAAGCCCAGGTCAAGAAAATGACATTCAAATCCTATATCTACCTGGCTGGTCAGGTAAAGATTTTGGATGCTATCGAAGACTTGCACTTCGTCATTACTATGGAATAAGGAGGGACTAAGATATGGCTGAAGTTAAAAACAAGATTATCCGTGGTTCCTTCGGACGTTTGTGGGTCAACAGCGAGCTGATCGCAAACGTAAAATCCTTCGAAATCACGGCAACCCTCAACTATGAGGATGTGGACATCAACGGCGAACTCTGCCAGCAGCACAGATATCTTGGATATTCCCTGGCTGGTACGATGACCTGCCATAAGATTGACACCAAGTTCCCTAACCTGGTACGCAATGGAATGCTGAATGGCACCATGCCGACCATCAAACTGGTTGGATCTGTTGCGGATCCGGACGCAAGCGGCAGTGAACGCATTGAAGTGTATGATGTAACATTCGATGAAGTGACCCTGCTGAAATTTGAGAATGCTACAGTTACTGAAGAGGAAGTTCCCTTCAAGGCTGGCGGCTTCCGGTACATTGATACCATCACTGCATAACAACAGGAGACCCGGAGAGCAATTCTTCGGGTCTTTTTTTTGAATGGAGGAAGATTATGAAAAAGGCAACATTGGAGGATTTACTTGCTCGGAAGGCCAGCACGAAGCTGGTCACCAAGGAAGTGGATGTTCCTGCTATTGGTATGAGCTTAACAATTGTGAAGCAGCCGCTGAATGCTGTGGCGCGTTTCCTGGACGAGATGAAACCGGGACTGACCATCAGCCAGCAGCTGGATATTTACAAAGGATTAATTTTCACCTGTGTACCACTGTTCCGGGACGAGAAGCTCCAGCAGGCTTATGAAGTAGCGGAGCCGTATGACGTTGTTCCGGCAATATTTGATGACAATATCCTCGCAATACAGTCTTTGGGCGATGAGATTCTGGGGCTGTATGGTTTCGCAGAAATGATTAATGAAGTAAAAAACTCATAACGTCAGATGATGAGCTTTACATGATGCATTATTACCTGGAGAAGGGATACAGCATCAGGGAGCTGCAGAGTCTGACGTTTACAGAAAAAATATTTTTGTCAGCTTCGATGCTGCTGACAGGAGAGGAGATGAAAGCAGCGCATGGCCAGTAAAAATATTAACGTACTTATGTCACTGGTGGACAACTTCTCGGCTCCGATGCAAAAAGTAAGCGGCAAAATGTCTGACGCGGAAAAACAGGCAAGGCGCACGGCAAACGCGATAACCGGATTTGGCAAAAAGATGAACAGCGTAGCTATCAGTGCTGCGAAGTTTGGCGCAGGGCTGGCAGCTGCCGGGTATGCCATGGCGGTGGCAGGCATCAAACAGATGGCTGACCAGAGTATGGAGGCGGCTAATGTCCAGATATTGGCAGAAACTAAGCTGGAAGCTGTGCTGAAAAACGTAACGGCCATAACTGAACGTGGCGCCGGAGCGGTTGAAAAAGCCACTGCTGGACTGAAAGCATATGCTGGCGAACTGCAAAACGCTGGTGTTATCGGCGATGAAGTTACCCTGTCCGGCATGAGCCAGCTGGCAGTGTACCAGATGACGGACGACCAGATAAAACAGTTATCCGGCGGGATGCTGGATATCATGGCAAAGCAGAAAGGCGTAAATGCTACGCAGGAAGATGCTGTAGCTGTAGCTTCTGCCATTGGCAAGGCTTACGCCGGCAATACTAAAACGCTGGAAACAATGATTGGCAAATTGTCGGATGCGGACAGAAACGCTATTAAATTTGCCGATAGTAACGAGCGTGTGGCGTTGATTGCAAAACTGATGCAGGACAGAGTGGGCGGCGTCAATGCGGCGC